CGGCAGGCGCTTCTGCGATTGGTGATGGTGCGGCTCTGTGCTCATCCTCTCACCCCTCTCTTACCGGTAATCAACGCAATATTTTGTCAACTGCGGCGGATCTTAATGAGACCTCGCTTGAGCAGATGATGATTGATATTGCAGGTCTTACCGATGAGCGTGGCCTCAAAATTGCCGTGCGTGGCATGAAGCTAATCATTCCCAAAGAGCTTCAGTTCATTGCAGAGCGGGTTCTTAACTCAAACCTGCGAGCAGGAACAGCGGACAATGATTTGAACGCTATGAAGAGCATGGGAATGCTTCCAGATGGAGCGGTTGTGAACCACTTCTTGACTGACACAGATGCGTTTTTCATTAAGACTGACGCACCTAACGGATTCAAGATGTTCCAGCGAACTCCTCTGAAAACTGCCATGGAAGGTGACTTTGACACTGGTAACATGCGCTTCAAAGCTCGTGAAAGATATTCTTTCGGCGTATCAGACTGGCGTTCTGTCTTCGGCACACCCGGAGCGTAAAAGCGCTTTGTCTAATTAAGGGCGGCACTTGCCGCCCTTTCTTTTTTGGCGCATACTAAAATCTCCTGACAGCCTTATACTGAGGCTGACACAACCCAAGACAGGAGATTGACATGGGTCAAACTACTTTTTCAGGACCAGTAAGGTCTGAGCGCGGTTTTACTGCTGTAGGCTCTACAGCGGTTGTAAACATCACTGCGGAAACTACTCTTACTTATGCAGACCATGTAGGTCGGATTATCGAAATTAATGATGCGGATGGCGCAGTAACACTGCCTTCTGCCACTACAGAAACCATTGGTGCCAGCTATACCTTCTTCATCGGCACTACAGCAACTGATCTAGACATTAAGACTGACGGCACTGACAAGTTTGTCGGTAATCTTGTTCTTGCGGCGGCGGCAAGTTCACAAGCTCGTGGCTTTGCTCCATCGGCTTCTAACGACGTTATCTCTATGAATGGCACTACTACTGGTGGTATTGCAGGTTCTCATGTTGAAGTTATAGCTATCGCGGCAGACGAGTATCTTGTCACAGGCACCTTACTGGGATCAGGTACATTAGCTACTCCGTTTGCTGATTCTTAATTTTATAGGAGCTAAAAATGTCTGACTCTGATGTCAAATCAAAGCGAATCACTGCCACAGGTTCTTTGGCAGTGGGTCCCGCTAGGATTCGTCAGATACAGTTGAAAACAGCTTCTGGCACGCCCCGCCTTACCATTACGGATGGTAGTGGCGGGTCTACTGTTTTAGATCTGGATTTCAATGCATCAACGACGCATTCTGTAAATATTCCGGCAGAGGGAATTCGAGTAAGTGATGTTTTTGTCTCTGCCTTCACTAATGTTACAGCGGCAACAATATTTTTTAATTAATTTGTTATGGCTACAACTAAAGACGTAAAAAGATTACCTTCTGGCCGTCTTCAATACCGTGGGGAAACTTTTTCGGGTTATAACAAGCCCAAAAAAACTCCGGGTAAGGCCAAAAAAAGTGCTGTGCTTGCAAAAAAAGGCAGTCAAGTAAAACTTGTTCGCTTTGGCGACCCAAACATGTCTATTAAAAAAGACCAGCCCGGTAGACGTAAAAATTTTAGGGCACGCCACAACTGCGATACAGCAAAAGACAAATTTTCAGCTAGATACTGGAGTTGCAAAGCATGGTAGGAGGCAAATGTGGATCAAGAGTCAAAACTGGACCCAAAAAAGGAAAAGTCAAAGTCACCTACCTTCGTAAAGGCGGTGATGCTTCAAGTAAAAGCAAAGGCAGTAAGATTTGCCCAGAAGGTAAAGCATGGGCTAAACGTACTTTTGACACCTATCCGTCGGCTTATGCCAACTTGGCGGCATCAAAATACTGTAAAGATCCCAACTACGCCAAAAAAGCCAAAGGTGGTAAACGTAAAGGACGTTAAGCCTAAAGCTAAGGCTAAACCCCGCAAGAGAAAAGCTAAAAATGGGTGAATTAAAAAAGTGGGTAAAACAAAATTGGGTTCGCATCGACAGTCAAGGAAACATTGTCGGTAAGTGTGGCACATCTCCCGATAAAAAAAATCCAGACCGTTGTTTGCCCGAGTCAAAAGCAAGGTCTTTGACTAAAGCAGAGCGAGCGGCGACTGCAAGAAAGAAAAAGAAAGAAGGCAAGAAAGGTAAGACAGTGGTGAAAAACACACCAAAAGCCACTGTCAAAAACATGCGAAATGGCGGAGAGGTTCGTCAACAAATCGCGAAAGGTTGCGGTGCTGTGTTAGGTGGCCGTAGAAAAGTAACTAAATACTTGTGAGGTGTTTATGTCAGTTGTAAATCTGGGAAATGCATCCCCAAAAAAGAAAGCCGCTAAGAAAAAAGTGACAGCTAAGAAAAAAGCGCCAGCTATGAAAGCTAAAGGCATGAAAAATGGTGGAGCACCAAAAAACCCACCTAAGCCTAAAGGCATGAAAAATGGTGGTAATCCAATGAATCCACCGAAACCTAAGCCTAAAGGCATGAAGAATGGTGGTGTGGTTATGAGATCTAAAGGTGGCGCGGCTGGCGGAAAATACAACAAGCCTACAGGATAAAGCCTAATGCCTTATCTTCAATCTAACATTCCGCATTTTAAATGCTGGGTGCGTAAAGAGTTTACACATAATCATACCGCATATCATGGTGAGTTTCTCCATGCTATGGCTATAGCTGTTACAACAATGCCGTGTAGGTGTTTAAGTTTTCAGTTGATATTCACGGGTATTGAGGCGGATGGAGAAGAGGAAGATACTGTTCATGGAGGTGCTATGTGGGCACGCATGCCTATCACCGCTTTAGTTGCTGACATTCCTTTAGAAGAGTGGCCGCAACCTATGGCAGTGCATGACGCGCAACCATGGGATTGTTCTTCTCATTATCATTCTGTGTACGTTTTAGATCGTGCAACACCATGCCCTTGGATGGCTAAAATAGCAGGAGAAATGTATCCGGCTAAATATCTTTTTACCGTCGATTACACAGAAAGCGAGATTGCAGATGACCCCGCACAACACAAGCAAAGTCATGTGCTTCAACTTTTAGATGCAGGGGAGTGGACGGGCAACATTGTAGCCTTACCAAACAATAGAGTCCGTGTGACGCATCCGGCGTGGTTTGAAACGGGAACAGGGGCTCCAGATTTTAGACCATCTGCTCACATTCATTACTCTAAATCTGATTTAGATTATGTATTAGATGTAAACCGTATATTTGACAATTTGTACAATGATGAGGGTGCTGACGATGGCTGAGTTGACTGTTGCGGCAAAGAAAAAAATGATTGCTGAGTTGCGAAAAGCATCAAAGACTCATGCCAGTCAAGCGGACAGGTTGGAAAGAACCTTGCCGAAAACAAAACCTAAAAAGGTCAAGTAATCATGGCTGTCAGTGGTTCTAAAGATTTTGAGTTAGATGTAAATGATTACATCGAAGAGGCTTTTGAGCGTTGTGGTCTTATGGCGCAAACAGGCTATGACTTAAAAACAGCTAAACGCTCATTGAATCTCTTGTTAGCAGACTGGGCTAACAGAGGCTTGAACCAGTGGACTATTACACAAAGCACTATATCTTTGACGCAAGGCACGGGTAATTACTCTTTAGGTGCAGATACCATCGATATTTTGTCTGCTGTAGTTCGACGTAGTGACGTGGATTTTAGCATTGATCGCATCTCTCGAGACGATTACCTCAGTATTCCTAACAAAACGCAACAAGCCCGACCATCTCAATTTTTTGTGGACCGCCAAATTAATCCTACGTTAAAGCTGTGGCCCGTCCCAGAAAACAGCACGGATGTAGTTGTTGTTGACAAACTTGTTCGCATAGATGATGCCGACACTCAAACAAATACTTTAGACGTGCCCTTTAGGTTTTACCCGTGCTTGGCCGCAGGGTTGTCTTACTACTTAGCCATCAAGCGTGCACCGGATCGAGTTCAACTTTTGAAAGCGATTTATGAAGAAGAGTTTGAAAGAGCCGCGTCTGAAGATAGAGATCGTGCATCTTTCAATGTTCAGCCTAGTTTAGCTTATGCAAGGATCTTGTAATGGGTCGATTTGCGTCAGGTAAATTTGCTTACGGTATTTCGGATCGTTCAGGATTTCGCTATCGCTTGAACGAGATGAAGCGCGAGTGGACAGGCATGCTTGTTGGTCCCGATGAGTTTGAAACTAAGCAACCACAACTGGAGCCTCGTCGAAAAGTTTCAGATCCTCAAGCTCTTAAAGATGCAAGACCTGCTCGCACAGAGCCATTGCTTGTTAGTGTTGGCGTGCCCACAATAGGAGGCCCCGCTTTTAAACCTTTACTTGCTAATGGGCAAGTAGGAACAGTAACGGTAACGGTATCATGAGCTTTACCTACGCACAGCTTAAAACAGCCATACAGGACTATACGGAAAACAACGAAAGCACTTTCGTCACTAACCTTCCTATTTTTATTCGTCAAGCTGAAGAGCGGATACTAAAAAACGTTCAATTAAACCTTTTCCGTAAAAATGTGTCTGGGACGATGACCGCTTCTAACAAATATCTAGCAGTCCCTACTGATTTTTTGGCACCGTTTTCTCTGTCTTTTGTAGATAGCAACAGTGAGCATCAATTTTTGTTGTTCAAAGACGTTGATTTTGTTCAAACATTCAACCCCAACCCTGCCACTACCGGTGAGCCTAGATTTTACGCTGTCTTTGACATAGACAACTTTATCATTGGACCCACTCCTAACTCAGGATATTCCGTTGAGCTTCATTACTTCTATCGTCCAACAAGCTTGACAGCGGGTTCAGATTCAGGAACCACATGGCTTAGTGAAAATGCAGAGCTTAGTTTACTGTATGGTTCTTTGATCGAGGCTTACACTTTTATGAAAGGTGAACCAGACCTTACAGCTAACTATGAAAAACGCTTTGTTGAAGCCATCGCTGGGCTAAAACAATTTGGTGAAGCTAAAGAAACCACTGAAGAATATCGAGTTGGAAGAGTGATGAGGCCCAAGCAATGATTTCACTAAAAGCAGAAATGCCTAACACTTTTAAAGTTGATGTGGTCACGACAAGTCATCGTGGGTTTACTCCAGAAGAAGTAGCACAGCGTTGCTCTGATAAGATAATTCAAGTATCAGACAGCGCACCGCCGGTTATTCGTGACCAAGCACAGACCTTCAAAGTAGATGTTACAAAAATCATTGCGTTTTATATGCATGAGGCAGTAAAAAGTGACAGGACTACGATATATAATGCTTTGATTGATGCAGGGCATCCAAAACTTGCCGAAATGATTAGGAGACTTTGACATGGCTTTTTCTGGAAACTTCATGTGCACCAGTTTTAAGAAGGAGCTTCTTGAAGCCGTGCATAATTTTAAGAACTCGGGCGGCAGTACATACAAATTGGCATTGTATACTAACAGTGCTTCTTTTAACGCCAGCACCACGGCCTATACCACCTCAAACGAGGTTTCTGGCACAGGTTATTCAGCAGGTGGCGGGACGCTTACCAGAGTAGATCCAAGTAGCTCAGGAACCACAGCTTTTACCGACTTTGCTGACCTTACCTTTTCTAGTGCAACGATAACTGCACGAGGAGCGCTTATTTATAATGACAGCGCCTCTGGAGATCCTTCAGTGGTAGTTCTTGACTTTGGGGGTGATAAAACCTCTACAGCGGGTGATTTTACTGTTGTTTTCCCTACTGCTGATGCGAGTAACGCGATTATTCGGATTGCCTAACGATGGCTGATGTAACCGTTCCTTTTACCGGTTGGGGGCGAGGAACGTGGAATGAGCTTGCTTTTGGAGAAGGCTCTATAACGAATGACGGTGCCTCTGGTCAAGTAGGCGCTGTTAGCATTGATCCTGATACAAACGTAACCCCTACTGGGGTGTCCGCTACAACCGCAGTCGGTTCTGTCACTGTAACTGGCGTAGCAAATGTAACCCCTACGGGTATATCTGCCACAGGAGAGGTAGGAACTGCGGCTGTCACTGCTGATGCGAACATAACAGCTACAGGATTGGCAGGCACAGGGGGAGTAGGAACCGCTACTGCTCAGGCAGATGCTGACGTATCTGTCACGGGTCTTGAGGCTACGGCCTCCGTAGATTCTGTTTCTGTTACTGCAAATGCTGACGTATCTGTCACGGGTCTTGAAGCCACAGGCTCAGTAGATTCAGTCACTGTTACAGGCATAGCTAATGTATCTGTCACTGGCTTAGAAGTCACTGGCGAAGTAGGCTCTGCCACCACGCAGGCAAATGCCGATGTATCTGTTAGCGGGTTGGAGGCTACTGGTGCGGTAGATTCTGTTACGGTCACAGGGGTGGCGAGTGTTACGGCAACAGGTTCTGAAGCCACAAGTGCGGTAGGCTCAGTTACCACACAACTAGGTGCGAGTGTTTTCGTCACCGGGGTCTCTTCTACAGGGGGCGTAGGAAGCGTTTCTGTAGAAGCAAAAGCCAACATAGACGTTACGGGTCTAGAGGCGACTGGACAAGTCACACCTGTGCTGGTATGGGGTAGGATTGTCCCCTCTCAGGATCCAAGCTACACTAATGAAGTTCCGTCATCTAACCCCTCATGGACTGGGGTAAATGCTTCTCAAACGCCAAATTGGAGCAAGATAGATGGCACAACAACGTCGTGGGTTGAAACAACTCCTTCCCAGACGCCAAATTGGGATGATATAGCCGCATAGGAATTAAACGATGCCTTCTACGTATACGACAAATAATGGTATTGAATTAATCGCCACAGGCGAACAATCCGGTACTTGGGGTGCCACGACCAACACTAATTTAGAATTAGTGGATGCAAGTCTAGATGGTCAGGTGACGATTACTTTATCAAGTGCAGGCTCTTCTGGCTCGCCTAATACACTGCCTGTTACAAACGGTTCTTCCTCGAACGGCAGAAACAGAGTTGTTATATACAACGACGGCGGCGATCTAGGAGCAACCGCATACGTTCAGTTGACTCCAAACGATGCCGAAAAAATTATCTACATTCGAAATAGTCTTAGTGGGTCTAGGGACATTATTGTTTTTCAAGGCACCTATAGCACGTCTAACGACTATGTTGTTCCAAATGGAACGACGGCTGTTGTCTTTTTTGACGGCGCTGGAACAGGTGCTGTTGCGGCAAATATCTTCAACAATGCCGCTTTCGATGCCTTACAGCTAGGTACAAGCGATATTTCTGTTAACAAAATTCTTGATCAAGATGACATGTCTGGAAATGACGCGTCAGCATTGGCTACTCAACAGTCAATCAAGGCGTATGTCGATTCTCAGGTTGCTACAGCCGATACACTGTCTGAGGTTCTTGCTAACGGTAATACCACGGGTGGCACCAACATTGTATTCGGTGATAGTTCCGGTGCATCAGATGATCGTTTGGTATTTGGTGCAGGTTCTGACCTACAGATTTATCATGATGGTTCGGCTAGTTTTATTTCAGACCAAGGCACTGGCAATTTAAAAATATTAGCCACCGATTTGCAGATCAGAAATGCGGGAGACACTGGCACATTATTGACTGCTGTAGACGGCGGTGCCGTAACCCTCAAATTCAATAGCAACACAAAGCTCGCTACCACAAACACAGGCGTGGAAATAACAGGCAATGCTGTATTTGGCGATAATGGCAAAGCCATATTTGGCGCTGGCTCAGACTTGCAAATTTACCACTCTGGTAGTCACTCTATAATTGAAGACAGCGGCACAGGCAATTTATTTATCAAAGGAACAAACCTCAGCCTTCGTGATGCCGATGGTAATGACTACATTACTATGGTTGATGGAGGATCTGGCGGCACTGTTTCGCTATTGCATCTGGGGTCTACAAAGCTCGCCACCACTTCTACAGGCATCGACGTCACAGGTGTTATCACCACAGACGGTATGACCACCTCTGCTGACATTAACTTTGGTGATAACGATAAGGCTGTGTTTGGCGCTGGTTCAGATCTAGAAATTTACCATGATGGGTCTGATAGCTATATTCAAGATTCTGGCGCTGGCGATTTACGTTTAAAGAGTAACGGCTCTGGTGTAAAAATTGAAGATGCTGGTAACACGTTAGCTTTTTTTGACACTGCTAATAATAATGCAAAACTGTATCACAATAGTAATGAAAAATTAGAAACAGTTGGTACAGGCATCAAAATCACTGGTGGTATTAGTAATGCGTCTGGTGATTTTACGTTAGATGTCGTAGGAGACATTGTTTTTGATGCTGATGGCGGCGATTTTAGATTTAAAGACGCTGGTACTCAGCAGTTTATTCTTGATTTAGATGATTCCACAAACTCTGTGATTCTTCGCTCTAGCACAGCAGACGGAGACATGATTTTCCAAGGGAACGATGGTGGATCAAATATCACAGCCCTGACCCTTGATATGTCAGCGGC